GGAACGTGTTAGAAACGGTAGGTGCGTCTATAAAGGTAGTGGTATCAGCAGCAGACTGCACAGCTATTTTGTTAGCAGCACCGCCAGCTAGGTTTGTAGCTTTACCCACCAAAGCGTCAGTTGCGGTAAACGTAACACCAGCCGGTATAGTTACTTCGGAAGAAGTAAACTTAACCACTGGTGTTGTAACAGACACCGCGTACCACTCATCAGCGCCAGCCCAGTAGAAACCGCTTGTTGTTTCGTCTGCCCAGGCAGCACCAGGTACGCTCGATGTTCCAGCAAACATACGCAAAGACGCAAGCATACCGCCTTCACCATTGCGTGAAAGGCTGTCAGTTAGCTCTGTGCCAATATCTTCAAGCGTTGTATTAGCCCAGTTTGCTTCAATCGTAGTATTGGATGAAACTGGATTGCCGCTTGGCAGTGTGTATGTGCCAGACCCATTGCGAGGCATTGTTATATACTCCTATTGTCCTAATTCAGAGCCAGCATAAGCCCCTGTAAGCCCAAAGTAAGGCGATGCTCTCCTTAAAGCCTCTGCTCTTGCTTGCTGCCTAGACCCACCACCTAAAAGAAACCTTTGCATCGGGCGTGAATATAAGCCAGCCGCTCCTAATGTCGTGCCTGCAAGAGCAGGAATACCGACCATTGGATTAGCAACCGTGCCCCCTAGCGCTCCGATTTGAAACGTCCTCTCTGCTGTCCCGCTATCAGGCATCATTGGCTTCAACACTTTGCTGGCGGGGTCAGTTAAATCCTGTAAAAGACCTTCCCCTCTTGCAAAACGTGATTGTGGCGTTAAAGCCCCAACCGCCCTGCCTAATTGAGCAGGAGTAAACTTCCCTTCTGCGGCAGCTATATAAGAACTCGCTCTTTCCAGCGTCTTAAAGTTTGCATAAGCCGCGTCTGTTTGTTTTAACTGCCTTGCAACATCTGTAGGCACGTTAAGATTGCGGTATTGTGTTAGAGCTTCGTCTATTTGCAAATATGAATCTAATTTTGCTTGTTCGTCAGCAGTTCTAAACTGTCTGTTTATAAGACCTCTGATTTTAGTATTAAGGTCAGACTCAAACTTTTTAAATTTCTTTCCTGTTATGCTGTCTATAACGCGATACTTCTGATCTGGGCCAACATTTTTAAAAGTAAATTTGTCGTAAAACCCATTTTTTAAGAATCTTTCTATGTCTCTTTTTGCCGCCCTAGACATTTCTTTTGCAGGATCTTCAATAATATCGCTTATTTGTTTTCCCAAATACCTGTTTACATCTCTTGCGGGCAACTTAACGTCATCTAAAACCGAGTAAGCCTTGTTAAAATCATTTTTAAGTTGAGTAAACGCTTCTCTACTTGGACCTTCTACCGGCTTACCGCCAGGAGGCACCGCTTTGTTCATCGCAGCTTTAGCAAATTGATCGTCGGCTCTTTCTCTAGCTTTGCTTATTGCGCGACCAGCAATAGGCAAACTTTGCGCCCCTTCTTCCGTTCTTCGTATAATTTTTCCAATAAACGTATCTTGGTCTGCTGCTTGGCCTATAGTTAAATCTTTTACGCCTTTGCGTTGCAATTCTTTTGCTTGTTCAGACGGCCTTACAAGGCCACCAGCCACCCTACTAGCGGCCCTGCCAATACCATACCCTGCTGCACCACCTATACCGCCAAGAGTAGCGGCTGTGCCTCGATCTTCTGGCGCGTATGCTGCTGATAAACCAGCGCCAAGAGCAATCTCACCAGCTAGAGGCGTAAGAACCGGAGCTTTTGACGCAAGTTTAGCGGCTAACGGAAGTGCGCGAGCCGCTTTTATTGCTGCCCCGCCAGGGACAACAAAAGACCCTACATCAGCGGCAAATGCACCTATGTTCTCAGCGCGTATGCCTTCGCCTTTTTCGCCTTCTAAGAAGGCTTTGTTTATTGCAATTTCTCTTTTATCTTCTGGCGAAAGGTCTGTAACCAAGCCTTTAAGTCCGTAGCCTATGTTCTCAAGGCTAGAACCAGCGCCCCTGCCAAAACGCTCCAAAGAACCGCCTTCGCGCATTTCAGCAACTTCTTCTGAAACAGCCTCGTCTTGCGCTCTTTGCGCTCTTTGCGCTCTAGTAGACGCAACTTTTTCTTTCAGAACATCAGAATTTCTATCAACATCATCTGGGATGTTATTAATTACAATTCCGTCTTTTGTGCGAATTGAATAAGGCATTTTTTTCTCTAAAAATCTACTTCGTAGGTTTCTTGACCAGCACCACTAGCAGCGGTATCAGAAGGTATGCTTGGAGAACCGCTTAAAGACTGAGTGCTAAGAGAGAGGCCAGGATCGTATAAACCTTCAAATCCTCTGGCACCAAAGTATTCTAGCTGCCTCTTTTTTGTTCTTAACCCTTTAAGTTTTTGCGATCTTAAAATAGCTAATTGTTCTTTCACAATGTCTGGATTTTGAAGCGCTCCAACATCACCGCCAACAGAGTTAAGTATTCTTTGCGCGTCATATTCTGTTACAACGCCAGGGCCAACTATGTCTGTTCTAAACAGGCCAATAATTTGCTGTAATTTTGCTTTGCGAGAAGCAAGCCTGTATTCTTCTTGATTAGCTGGCACCCCAAAGAAAGTTTTGACATTAGCAGAGACTTGATCTGCCCATACAGAAACACCTCTATCAACGCCGCCTTCTTTAGTTTTGAATGTTTCAAGTATTTCATCAAGCTGATTTAAAGCAATTTCATCAGTGTCTACTTCTGACATAAGTTTGCTATATTGGTTTGCTGTTAGAGTTTTATTTAAATTTGAAGCTGCATCTGATTCTGCATCAAAAAGCAATTCTGATGCAGCAAGATCGGCCTCTTGTTCTCTACCCTGTTGTATACCCGGTGTTTCGTAGAACTCCCCTCCTGACGCAAAGCCATAGTCACCAAGTTGCTTGTCGCCTTGTTCTCCTAACGCTTTTTTCAAGTAGCTCTCTTGATAACCGGAATAGCGTGGACCAGCTTCACCCGCGTAAAGAGAGGTTAAGGTAGAGAAGTCACCAGCACGCTGACGATCTTGAGCAAGCTGTTCAAACCTTTGCATGTCAATGGGTTTTCTGCTGGCTTCTAGCGCTCTGCGTAGAAGAAAACGGCCAGTCATTGAATCAGTAGGGGGGTTATATACAGGCTTTACGGGCAAGTCTTGATCTTGACTTTCATTTGACAAACCAACAACAGAAGGATCAAGCCCCTGCGCTTGCATAATTGCAGCAGTAGTGTCTGAGTCAGGCACGACAATTTTTTGAGGTTCCGCTTCCCTTAGTGCAGCCTCATCTGTCAGCGCCATTCGTCGGTTTCTATCTAATTCTGCCCTTCTTATTCTATCTGTTTCTTCTTGAACAGTAGACTGGTAGGCAGGATTTAAACCCATAAAACTATTGTTTAATCTTGCTTGGTTGGCTGCATATGATTTGTCAGTCCACTTTGCCATCTCTAAACGCTCCTAGAAATACCCGTAAAATACGGGTTGTAACGTTCTTCTTCTTCATCTGGATTAACAGTCGAGACCGGAACTCGCGCTGGTTTGCGAGTCGGTAGTGGAGTTGTTACACCACGCGCACGCGCCATATCTTCTGGAAGTTTGGCCTCCAAAGTATTTTGGTATGCTTTTAAGGCTTTCATTCTTTGATCAGCAAGCCTTTGTTCTTCTGCGTATGCTTTCTGACCGCCCTTGCGAGCCATATACGCCTGACCTAACTTCGCCAATCCCTCAAAAGGAGATGGGGCTAAGTATACTCGACCAGCCCTTCGCCCTTGCAATGGCGCTGTGGCTTCTCCGCGCATTTCTTCAATAATTGCCCGTCTACGCTCGTTTTCGCGCTCTTGCTCATCAAGAGGCGCTAACTCACTAAAAAGCCGACTTCTATCAATCTGGCTTTGTATGCCTTGCACTCGTTGTTCTTCTTGTCGTCGTAGTGCTTCCTGGCGGTTTCTTTCTTCGTCATCTCTGCGCCTCTGATCCATTTCGAGAATAGCGGCATAAGGAGAGTATGAGTCCATTATAAAGCTCCGTAATTAACAGTTAAGTATCCACTGTCATGCTGACGCACAAGAGAAGGTTTAATGCGCTGAAGCTCCTGTGCAATTACGCCGCGCTCACGATGTCCAAAAATGTCGTATTCATAGATTCCTACGCCGATAGGATGAGTCCCAACACGCTGAATGTTACTTTTGAGTCTAATGTCTGAAAACGCAAAAGGATTACCAAGCGCCGCCGAGCCAAGGCTAAAAGCCCCGCTCATAAGGCCACCAAGACCAGCTTGCTTTGCATTGAAAGCGTCAAGCGCCGCATTGTATTGCATACCGGCTGCATCTAAATACTGCGGCGTTTCTGCTCTGCCAGCCGCAGTGAAGCTAGGAAAGCTAGGCATATTAACTTGTTGACCAGACAGCAGTGCATTGAGTTCATTCAAAGACATGCCACGCTGCTGCGCTTGCTCCGCAATGGCTTGCTGACGCGCCGTGTTCATTGCTGATCCATATTGCTGATTTAACGCTTGCTGTTGTGCAACAGCCGCATTTCTAGCTTGCATAGAGCTAAGATCAAGACCAGAGGCTTGGCCTAAAGCCCTGTTCTGCAAATTACCTTGAGCCATGGCTTCTTGCACGCCTTGAGTCCTAGAACCCATTTGCATACCGTATAATCTTTGCGCTTCTGAACCAGCGGTGTTTAAGGCTTGATACCTTTCTCTGGATTGGCGTTCTCCAAGCTCATCTAATGCACGCTTGTAGCCTTCTGTTCCAACGCGGAAGCCCTGATTAGCAAGCTGCGTTTCTAGTTGTTGGCGCTGATAATCTTGAACAGGAAGCATCTGCTCCATAAGAGTTTCAGCTACTTCATTTCTATAATTTGTGTCGTATGTAGGAATTTCAGGTAAGCCACCAAAATTATATGCAGTAGCAAGCCCTGGAGAATAATCAGCTACTTCTGTTTGAAGCTGACCCGCTTCCCCCGGTAAAGTCATTCCCGGTAAATTTTGCCAATCAAACGGCTGCTCATACGCTTCGGCAACTCGACCTGTAAAGCCTTGTGCCAGATTACTTCTTGCTAGTTGAGTTCCAATCTGAGATTCAAGAGCAGATTCAAGACCTGGGTCTAGGTTTACATTCTGTGTCCACTGCGTAACTGGAAGCCCTGTTGCGGGGTCAGTCTGGGACGCAGTTTGCCAGCTTTGACTGCCAAAAGGAGTGTTTATAACAGGCCGATTAGCATAGTTCTGAAGCATCACGTTTTCACGCGAAGCAGCCGACTGTTCTTCTGCTGCACCTCTATAATCAGGCGGCGCTGGAGTAGCTTTGCTTCCCATCTTTCTCTTTCTCCAAAAAGCGGCACTCATCACGCCGCATACTTAGAATTATCAATTCACCGTCAGGGTGCGCGTCTTTAATACGCGCCACTTCCTTAAAGCCCATTCTCTTATCAAAGTGTAGCGCTCGTTTGTTTCCAGACGGCACCGCTCCAATAAGAACCTTCATTTTTGCTGTGTTAAAAGCGTAGTCAAAAACACAGCGTATTAACTCTCTAGTTACCCAGTTGCCATCTCCCGCAACGTGCATCTGACACGAAGCACCGTTCCAACCGTCAAAACCAACTACGCCTTTTATCTCTCCTTCTTCGTTTACATTGCCAATACAGCGAAAATGAACTGTCGGCACATATCCAATCTTTTCACAAAGCCAACCACCTAAAACATCATGTGGTCCGAATAAAATCATTACATCCCATAAAAATTAAGATCAAAGTCGGGATAAGGCCCACTTTGAAGTTGCCTAACTTTATTTAATTGCGCTTGCTCTGCATCTCTCAGCATCCTAGCGTTTGAACCATAAATCGGGTCATCTAGCTGAGTTTCAAAGAAAGCAATGTCGCCTTCTAGTTTATCAGTGTCATAGGTATTTTGAATACCACCCAGTACTTTTGATTGATAATTTCTAAACTGATCGCTACCTACCCATTCCTCATCTGTTCCACCAAAAGAATCATACTGATCTGCGTACTCAGCGTTTAAATTGTCCCAAAAATCAGGGCTAACAGATTCATATTCTTGTATGCCTGGAGCCGCTGGCGTTGGCGCTGGAGGGGCAATTACAACAGGATCAGGTACAAAACCTTCCGGTGGGGAATAACCTGGGGCCGTGTACCCAGAAAATGCTGGCTCAAGATTTGCTGTGTCTCTCCAGCTTTCAACAGGCACAAACGGAGTTTCTGGGCTTAACACCGCACTTAAAGGCTGACGGCTAACATTTGTCCACGGCGCTTCTTCAAACGTAGTTGGCGCTCCTGGTGCTTTTACCATTCCACTAGGCGTTGCGCTTCTTAGCGCGGCTATTAAAGCGTTGCCATCAGCCATTACATTACTCCACCAATCTCGCTTAATACATGATAACTACTGAAAGTGGTGCTTCCACCAATACCTTTAACTTTCATTCTTAACGCGCCGTAGTAGCCCAGACCAGTTACCCCAGACCAGCTTTGATAAGTGTTTGAGGATTGCGACCAAGCTGCTAAATCCCACTTACTTACATCCCACTCCGAGACCGTTCCTTCAACAAAAGGCGGTGAGCCATACACACCATCAAATGTGTATTGCGTGTTTATCTGCGCTTTGTACGCTGGTGACTGGCTTGATATAAATATCGGCCTGACCATGTTAAATTTCTTTAACTGGCCTGGATTTCCAAAAGAATTAAACGACGATTGTATATCGCCTTGTACTGCATCGCCTCCCGTTCCGGCAGTAGATACCGCGTCACTTTCTCCATAAAAACCTTTTGCAACAGTTTTGCTGTCTGTCCCAAAATAAAACTGATCCCCAAGAACAGCGGTGCAAGACATCGGCATATTGCTAAACGTACACCACGCGCCAGTGCTTACGCTCATTGCATATTGCGTGTATATGTTGTTTTGTGGTGGTGGCTTAATTAAAAGAATGTTTGTGTCTGGAATAAGCAAGATATCCCAAGACTTCTCATCTTTTAGGTCAGAAACCAACTCAGTAAGCTGGTTTTCTATTTTATCCGCTACGCCTAAAGCGCCTTCAACAAATTGACCGTTTACAAGCCGAGACATTGGAACAATACCAAGCTCAGACAAAACCATCACATCGCCGCCATAAGACGTAAAGAAGCGCCCGTATTTTGGAACCGGACCCACATACCACACACCCTTTAAGCCAAAGGTTGAGGCGCTGGTTGGGTCTGTTCCCTGCCATACACCAACGTCACCTTGAGAGCCTATAACAACAAGGTAGTCGTCTACGCCAACACCAGCGTCAAGCGTCCAGTTAATAATGGCTCTGACAGAACCGCCGTTTCTTAGCAGCGGCCCCATAACAAATTCTGTCGCACTTCCAGTTATGACATCAACATGATGCAAGTAATAAACACTGCTGTCGTTTTCTGCTGTAAACCAAACTCTATTTTTCCAAACGGCAACGCTTGTTAGGTCTGTCGGTAAACCGCTCACAACTTGCTGCGTCCAGCTTGTACCGTCGTAAGTCCAGTACCCTGCGCCGGGAGAAACCGCCAACAAGTAAGTGCCAGCAGAATTAGAGAATTGGGTTGTTATCCAAATATCTTCTGTTGAGCCGGTGCTTGCTTGGCTTACGCTAGGTGTGCCGGTAGTAACGTCATATATATCCCCATTTGACGCAGCAAACAGCTTGTTGCTTGCTGGTGTAGCGCCGTTATAAGAAAAAAGAGATTCTATGTCATTGACTATAGCGCTGGTGTGATATTGCCAGCCTTTCCTTAAAGAAACGCCTGTGCGCTTTGGTATAAAGTTATCAAGCACCATCGCGTCTGTTGGTGGCATTTCGTTGATTGGGTCACGGTAATTCAACCCGCCAACAGGAGCGGGAGCGATGCCAAGCCCAGACACTTGAGCGGCAGCGGCTACCCTTGGCGTTTCAAACTGCTTGATTGGAACAAGCGGCATATCTAACTTCCAAACCCAGTGTCAGGTGTGTTTGACAAAGGCTGAATGTATGGAAAGCCATACTCTCTAGCCATTGTAAGAACCGGCGCACCCTTTTTTGTGCCTTTTCGGTTTTCAAACTGAATTTGGAAGTCACGCATAGCCGCGCTTGAATCTAAGCCCTTCATCTCTAACCACTTTACTCGGCCCAGCAACGTAACAAGATTGCTGTCTATAAGAATAGTATCGCCGTTCTTTGTAGCGCGGTTCTTGTATAAATCAGCGTTATCGGCATCTCTTACCCAGGCAAGAGACTGATAAAAGAAAGTTAGTGTTTGTGCGTCTGTTGGTGGAGCAAGAATGTAAATCTGGTTATCTCTAACTTGCCAATAAAAAGAAAGCGTTGGCAAAGTTGTTCTAACAATTAGCTGTTTCCACATTTGCGGTGAAACAGGGCCAATAGCGGGCCACTGATTTGTGGAGTTCCATTGCGTTTGGTCTACCCACTGATAGAAGTCAGTAGGCAAAGAAAACGCCTTTTCGGTTTGACCAGAAGTGTCGGCTGTTATGCTAATATCATAACTTTTAGTTAATTCCTGCCAAGGATACAAAGAAAGCAAGTCATAACCAGATTGGTTTACTGCTTGAACCATCTGCACAACAGAAGTGTCTGTATCCCCGGCAGGATCAACCGGAACAGGATAGCTTACCATTTGCGCTATGTTTTGAACGATAGCGCTTAGACTATTATCGTCAATAATCTGATAAGCCATTAGACATCCTTAATCTTCTGTTTGTTCTTCGATAACTTTCTTCTTGCTTTTACGCGGGGAAGAAATTTTCATTAGTTCTGTTATTTGCGCTTGCATTTCTTCGATCTTAGCATCGCGTTCTTTTAACTCTGCGTTCATCTTTTCAAGCGGAGCATTACCCTTTGCTAATTCAATAAAAGCTACTGCTGCTCTTTTGTCAGACGAAAAGCCCATGAAGTTTTGTCCGACGCTATCAGCGGCTTCAGAAAGCTGCTCAACCGTATGAATGTTAAAGTATTTATATTCTTCTACTTTAGCTGGTGTCATACAGGGCAAAGACGTTAAAGGCGTTCCCTCTACTACGTTACCAGCGCCAGCTTTCCACCTTTCATAACGATCTTTAAACCTACGCTCATCAATCGAATCAACAGGTCTGACAACAACACTTAATTTGTCGCCTGGGACCATAATGCGTATGTAGTCAATTTCTTTGTAAATGGCCCTGCCTTTTTCGCGGCTTTCTCCAGCCTGTAAAGCGGGTTTTCTAAAGAACTCAACAAACAACTTATCGTCGTTAGCAAATCTGGCTTCGTCTAATCCAGGCGCGGGGGCTACTGACGACCAATCTGTATTTTCTGCGGTAGGGGTATTCATTTTTTAATTCCTTTTTAAGAGAAACACCCCCGGCTTTTTGCCGGGGGTGCTGTAGATAACTAAACTCCGACGCCATCTCCATGTTCGATCTTAAAGTCTGTACCGGGAGCGCCGCCGATACGAGAACCGCTAATGCTGGCACCATCTGCACCGCTTTGACCGATGCCTTCTACTGATGCGCCAGTGTCTTGACTTGCGTTTGTGTCAACAACAGCCGGGTAAGTTGCCGATACTGCTGCGCCATAAGTTACGGCCATCTCTGATTACCTCCTTCTAAAAAAGACCTCCAAGCGGGAGGGTCCACCCTACCGCTCGGAGGCAAGGCAGACCCTACCACAAGGTCAATTAGGCTTGAACGCGGCCTTGGAACTGAGCGCCCGAACAAGTCAGGTTGCCAGCCCATCCAAGAATCTGCACTTCAGCGTCTTGGTTGATTGCGTAACGTGCTTTCGGAGACAACGCTACCATGTTGCGATCACGGTGAGGACGAAGGAAAAGGTACTTCGTATTCAGCATGAAGCCAGTAGCAGACGGACAGTAACCGCCAATACCACCGTCAAGCACAACGTCAGAGTCCATGAACTTCAGAGTTGGGAAGCCAAGGTTTCCTGTGCTTGCGTCTGTAAAGCGCTGCTGGGCCTGTAGAGAGCCCATGTAGTACGTCCAGTAGGTGTTATCCAAAACCACCAAGTCAGGGCGATCTGCACCCCTTACAAGGCTTCCCCAGAGGCTATTAAGAGCCGCCTGGATGGTTGTGGCAGAAGCAGTCACACCTTCGGTGCTGAAGTCATACAGACCAGAGCGCCAGAACGTGTAAGTGGCACGATCAATGCCACCATACGTTCCAGTTGTCGGGTCAGCAGGAACAGCAGCGTTTAGGCCGGTTACTTCTTTACCGCTGGAGCCGGTACCGTCTGAGTAGACAGATTCGGCAAGTTTGTTAGCCATTGTGCTTTCTGCGACGTTTAAACGCGCTTCGAGCAGGTCAATGAACTGCTCCTGGCCTGAGTTCTGGAGCATTTCCAAGCCAGACATGACGACTGGGCAAGCAAGCTGCTTAATGTTGAACTCAGAAGCACTGATTACATCAGCGGTAGCTACTGGCAGCAAATCATATCCGCTATAGAAACCAGCGTTACCGTTTTCCGCAAAAGAAAGCTCTTGCAGAATTACGTTACCACCACCAAAAGGCTTGACGTTTCCACGCTCGTTAAGACGAGCAAGCAAAGCGTTGTTCTTGGTTACGTTGTCTGCAATCTGTTTTGTGCGAGACTGGATAGTTGTCGCAATGATGTCCGTTACGGACGTATTGGCAAAAGCCATTGTTTTTCTCCATGACGTTAGGCTCCGCAGTTTGCAGAGCTATGTTTTCACCTGTTCATGCAGCCGAACTGGTGGCTCGTCATGTCCCTTGAATGGCCGTACAAGGGTGGCATTAGCGCCGAAAAACGCAAAGATGAGGCACAGCCTTCTTTACGCTTGTCGCTGCATACCTTAATTACAAAAGTGCTTGCTCAACGGCGTTAGTCTCTAACAGAGTGGCTTTGCCTTAAAAAGCGTTGCACTTTTGCAACAATAGCATCAGCGTGAGTTGCTTGCAATAGCAGCCTCAATTGCTGATCGAATATCTACCGCACCTGGGCTGTTTGGCGATGCCAGGGCGGGAGCGCCAGAAACACTTACCGCTGCGGCTTTTGCTCTTTGCGCCGCCCCAGTGGTTTGTTGTGCGCCTTTAGCTTGTTGTCGCTTTTGAAGTACAGACCTTACTTTTGGGTTTGCAAGACAGGCTTGGCGGTAAGCGTCTTGCAGGGAAAGCTCTCTGCCACGCCTTTCAGCCACTTCCATCAAATCAGCCATTTCCTCGCGTACATCTTCCGCAAACTCAGCATTTTCAATAAAGTTCTGAACTTCGCTTTGAGCCTCCATGCGAACCTGTTGGGTTTGGTTCTGCTTGGCTTGCTGAAACTCGTTCATAAAGTTTTGAACAGGCTGAAGTTGCTGCTGAATAGCTTGCTGCAACTGAGCGTTTTGATCGTGATTTTGGGGTATTTCTCCGACTAACGCGCCATCTAATTGCGCGATAAAGTCTTGACCAAACCGACCAACACCAAATTGCTTTACAATACCAGAAACAAGCTGTGCAATTTCTGGCGCTGTGCCGGTGCGTAGCTTGGCAGCAGTAGCCATAACATTATCAATGGCTTGCAAAGGATTGCCGTTTTCAGCTTTAATAAAGACCTGATATGGCTCAAGCACCTTATCGACAGCCTCGGCATATTTACGAGCGCTAGACGTTTCTTTGAGAGTTTGCTGTACTTCGCGTTCTCTGCGCTGTACCTCTTTCTTAACGCTATCTGGTAGCTTTGCCCAATGTTCTCTGACATCAGGTCGCCATGAAACAGGCGCTTTCTCTTGCTTCTTTGGCTCTGCCTTTGGCCCTGGGCGTATACCTTCTTTAGGGCTTGTTTCAGCTTTTAAATCAACGTCAGGTTGATCTTGAGGCGCTTCTGGCTCTGCCTCAACAGGATCAAAGGTAAGTGGCTCTGACGACTCAAGCGGCTCAGACTCTACTTCTTGCTGTACCGGCTCATTGACAACTTCTTCTTTTTCTACTGCCGACTCAATCGCTTCTCTTAAAGAACTGGGTTCTTCTAATGTGGTAGGTTCTTCATCCATTTTTATCTGCTTTCTATTTTATGGATAGCCCTAGCAATATCT